GATGGTAGTTCAAGTTGTTATAAAATAAAAACAGATTTTACAAATTCAAATTTGAGAGATACTAATTTTGGTTGGTCAGTTTATTATGACCATCAAGTAGGTTCTTTATCAGGACAAACATCAGGATTTACATCAACATTTGTTGACATTCAAGGTGGGTATCCAAAATATATACCATACACAATGTATGAAATAACTAAAGAAGAATATGATATTAGTAACTGTACTGAATCATATTGTAGTGATAGTTTATTAAAAAATATTACAGATAATAATGGATTATTCTCATCTACTAATATGCCAACATTTTGGACTAATAGTGGTACAACAAGAACTGGTGTGAACGTGTTTAATAATTGTGATGAGTTTTATTCCACAGCTTCAACTTATGGAATATTAACAGGTACATCAACATATCACGGAACAATTAGTTGTCCAACAACAGTTTGTCCTAATGAATTTACATTATATGCACCAAATAGTTCAACATTAAATGGTATAGTATTTAAAAGATTATATAATACAGTAGCATATCCTGATACAACAATAGGATGGATTGCTAGTGGTTCAGATTGTGTTAATATTGGTGTTGCAGTAAATGGTAAATCATATCCAATTTACTTTGGACAAAAAGATTCAAATTATTTTACATTAAGTGCGAATGCTAATACTTATGATTGGGGTATATTCCGTTCAGTAGATAATTATTGTTTCAACGGAGGTTCAACTACACAAACATATAATACTAACCCTAATAGAACAACTTTAGTTGATGGTGTAACATATCCAGCAGAAGGTAATTTTAGTAATACCAATCCATTATCTGATTTATATAATGCTTATATTGTATATTCAAATCCTTGTCCGGGTAAACCTACACCTCCCGCTTATTGTTTCGGTGGTTTAGGAACTGGATATGATAATGAAGTATATGGTTTAACAGAACTATCAGATGGTAATATTGTTTCCGTTGGTAAGTTTACATCATATGATGGTGATACCACTTACAATCATTTTATATCACAACTTAATAGTGAAGGTACTCAAAATTATAGTTATGTGACTGGAACAGGATTTACTAAAACAAGTGTTGGTACACAAAGAGGTGTATATAGAGTTGCAAAACAATCTTCAGGAAAAGTTATTACACTTGGTTACTTCAATCAATTTAGTGGACAAACTGTAGGTAGTATTGCAAGAATAAATACAGATGGTTCGTTGGATACAACATTTAATTCAGGAGGTTTAGGATTTAATAATACATTTTCATTTTTCCAAAATTCATATGGTTATTTCCCTGTATTATATGTAGATAGTTCGGATAATATATATGTTGGTGGTGAAATGTACACATATAATGGTTCAACAAATTATGTATTAGGTTTAATAAAATTATTACCAAATGGTACTCAAGACCCATCTTGGACATATCCAACATCAGGAATAGTTCCAACAAGTCATTGGGTTACTTCTTTAGGAAAACAATCTACAGGTAAAATAATTGTAGGATTACGTTCAAATTATTATGGTTCACAACCAGGTTATATAGCAAGATTAAATACAGATGGTACCACAGATAGTACATTTAATTCTGGCGGTGCAGGATTTAGTGGAGGAACAACACCAGCAATGGCAATTCAATCTGATAATAAAATTTTAGTTTCAAATACAAGTAATTCATATAATGGAACAGCATTTAAAAGAATGTTAAGATTAAATTCTGATGGTTCAATTGATGGTACTTTCTCAATTGTTGGAACAGGATTTAATGGTAATATAACTGTAATACTTGTTTTACCAACAGGAAAGATAATGGTAACTGGTGATTTTACATCATATAATGGAACTACAACTGGTGGTCTTGTAAGATTAAATTCAGATGGTTCATTAGACACTTCGTGGAATGTAGGTGGTTCAGGATTAAATGGGTGGGCTGAATCTATGATATTATTATTATCTGATGGTAATTTATTATTAGGTGGTCCAATCAATGATTATAATGGTGTAACTTCAATTGACAGTTTTGTTAAAGTTAATTCTACAACAGGTGGAATAATAAGTTGTTAAAACGCTAAAATAGATAATTTATATTTAATAATATGAGTACAAAATATATAAGTCAGCAGTCGGATAATAACTTTATTTATCCAAATTATGACCCAAAACAATATGATGTTGAAATAATACACGAAATTAACAATAATAGTGTTAGTGGAACTGTAACCAATTTTAGTGCAACTACGGTAAACTCTACAGGAATTACTATTAGTTTTGATTACACTTGGTCATTGAATGGGGCAGAACCTTATATTAGAAGTGATAATACTACTATGTCAGTATTTTCTGTTCATATAATGGCTGCTGGTCAATCTTATTTTAAACCTTGGAGATTAGTAAATTCATTAGCAAGTTCTAACATAACTGGTACAACTTATAGTGGAACAACTGTGGATACATTCTATCCATCAGAATTAGGTTTAGATTCATTCACAAATGGTACATATTATTATGAAATTAGAATGATTGGTAAACGTGCAGTTTATCCTATTTGTGGTTCATTTGTGGTATCAACTATTATTGACCCTACACCGACTCCAACTCCAACTCCTACAGTTACACCTACACACGGTACACCAACACCTACTCCTACTCCGAGTCCAACTCCTGGTAGTATATATACAAGTGGTGTTACTATTAACGTAACTGATACAGGTTGGATTAAATATACCACATCAAGCGGTGATACATATTATCAATGTACATCATTAGGTAGCACAGTTTTACCTGATTGTTTAGTATGTTCTTCAATCAATTATGGTTACCCATTTGCTGATTTGGCTTCTTGGACATTAGTTAATTGTGGTTCACCTTGTAGTGGTCCACCACCAACGACTCCAACACCTACCCCAACAAATCCAGGATACTATTATTATAAATTAACTGCTTGTTCAAATTATCAAACATATTATTCACAAGCTTATCCTGTTGGAACATTTAATTCAGGTGAAAGAGTACAAGGTGGTACTGGTGTTTTCTATGTAGTATCAGGTAGTCAAACAGGAAACCCTGGCGGAACATTATATACTGTAACTGCAACAGGATTCTATAGTTGTCCATAAAATTAAAAATATACATATATATAAAATATGGCTAAAGAAATTGTAATTAAAGTAAAAGTTGACGGTCAAGAAATTGATGTGGCCAAAATGTCAATGAATGAACTTACCAAACAAATTGGTGATTTAAAAACCAAATTGGAAGAGGTACCTATTGGTTCAAAAGATTTTAAAAAGATACAGGGTGATATTGATGCACTTGAAAAAGGGTTTCTAAAAGCTAAACAATCTACAAAAGGATTTGTGGATAATTTGGCTGACTTACCTGGTATTGCTGGTCTTGCAGGTAAATCACTTCAAGGTATAAAACAAGGATTTGATTTATTGGTAGCCAATCCATTGGTTGCAGTCTTTACATTATTAGCGACTGTTTTATTGAAAGTCATTGACAAGATGAAGAATCTTGAAGGTGTAATGGACCCATTGGAGAAAATTGGTAAAGCTGTAAGTGGTGTATTTGATGTATTAGCTAATACGATATTACCACCAGTAGCGGCAGCATTAGAACTAGTAGCTGAAGGTGTAACGAAAGTAGCAAATTTCTTTGGTACATTATTTGGTGCGGCAAACAATGTTGGTGATGCAATGAGTTATGTGTCCGATACAATGGACAGATTAAACGATACCAATGCCGAGTTTGAATTAAATCAAGCTAAAGCAAACAGGGCGTTACAAGAAGCAAGAGAGATTGCAGGTGATGCAACAAAGTCAGTTGGTGAACGTATTAAGGCATTGAAAGATGCTGAAAAAATTGAAAGAGATATTGCAGAGAAAGCAAGGGCAAGAGAACTTGACAGGGCACACGCACAAGCGGTAGAACTTGCAAATTCATTAGGTTATTCTGAACAACAAATTGCCGCCATCAAAAGATATGATGCTGCACAATTAGAAAGTTACCTAAAAGAGATACAACTTAAGAAAGGATTAAATAGAGAAAAGTCAGATGCATTATATGCGTCACTTGCAAAGATTGAGGAAAGTGCAGCACAGGAAGCAAAGATTGGAAAGAAAACTCAATCTCAAATTACTTCATTAGAAAATGAAGAAAAACAAAAACGAGTTGAAGCAGGTAAAAAGGCTGCAGAACAGACCAAAGATTATCTTACAAGATTATTGGCATTCCAAAATGATACTCGTTTAAACAATATTAACGATGAACAAGAGAAAGCAAGAGTTTCATTAGAGATAGATAAGAAGAAAACATTAGATGAAATTGCTGGTCTTGAATTATCAAACAAACGTAAAAATGCATTAAAACTTGCAGCATTAGAAGATTTTGCTTCAAAAGAGAAAATATTACTTGAAAAACAACGTCAAGAGAATGAAGATAAAACAAGGGCGTTTAACTATAAGATTGAACAATTAGAGATTGATGGTTATAACGATGAACTTCAAAGACAGAAAGCAACAATTGATGCCAAAGCGTATCAAGATAAGATTGCTATGACCAAAGATACCCAGTTCAAAAAACAAACAAAAGAAGAACAGGCAAGAATCTTAGCATTGATTGATAAGAAAGCTGAACAAGAAAAGAAAAAGGCTGATGAAGACTTTGCAAAGAAACAAGCTGATTTGGTTTATAAACAAATTGAATTTGAACGTCAATCACGTGCAATGGAACTTCAGGTTAAATTGCAACAAATTGACATTTCAAATAAGGCTGAATTAGATAAGATAAGAGAAAGAAGAGTAATTTTAGATGAACAAGCTAAAGAAGATTTTGACAAGGAACTTGAGAATCTTCAAAAGTTATTGACAGCTAAGGAAGTTACCAATGAAGACTTTTTAAAGAGAAAGGCAGTATTAGAAAACAAATACAATACTACAATTGCGGCAAATGCAATTGACCAAGAATTAAAACTTACTGAACAAAGAAAGAAAAACAATCAAGCGGTTATGCAACTTGCTGATAGTATTGGTGCGTTAGGTCAAGCAATGGGTGCTGAGACAGATGCAGGTAAGGCGTTAATTAGAGTACAACAAGCATTGGCACTTGCCACAACATCAGTTGCAATTGCACAGGCGTTTATGGGATTGGGTAAAGATTTAGCAAAAGGTTTCCCTGTAAACATCATTGCGGTGGCTTCAACATTGGCATTGATTGCAACAGCAATCTCACAATTCAAGGCGTTGACAACACCATTTAAAAATGAAGCAGCAGCAGAAGCAGGTGGAGGTGTGGCAGCAACACCAACAATACCAGCAGAAGCAAGACCACAAGGTTATGGAGATGGTGGTATGATTGATGGTCCACGTCACGCACAAGGTGGTACTTTGATAAATGCTGAAGGTGGTGAAGCAGTAATGACAAGAGGTGCAGTAACCTTATTTGGTCCATTATTATCTCAATTAAATCAATTGGGTGGTGGAAGGTCATTTGCACCAAATTTAATGGTTTCATCTTATGATAATCCAAAATCAGCATTCCCATCAGATTACCAACAAGAACCAGTATCAATTGTTAAAACATATGTGGTAGAAACTGAATTAACATCAGCACAACAAAAACAAGCAAGATTAAGAGACTTATCAACAATTTAATTTATGGCAAAAGGAAAAACACAATCAAGTAATAAAATCACCTTTGGTAAAAGAAAGGGTGGTAAACAACAAAAGAGTTGGGGACCAAAAGCACAGAAACCTAAAAAGTATCGTGGTCAAGGTCGTTAAAATTTATATTTACTAATATGATAAAGAAAGATAAAATTTACGAACTAAAGATAGAAGAGGATGATGAATTATCAGGTATTGATAGTATTTCCCTTGTTGATGAACCCGCAATTGAGGTTAATTGGATGTTCTTCAATAAAGAAAAACCTCACGAGTTTCATATCCCTGATGGGGAAGACCATAAATTTTTAGATAAACTTATTCCACTTGCACAAGATGAACAAGAATTATTTGACGAAGGTTGGGTAGTTGATAGTGTTCATTTGGTTGGTGATAATGAGTTTGTATCTACAAGTCCGAATGGTCCATCAATTGAAGATGAGAAAGAATATAATGTTCGTTATAAGTATATTTTAAATCCACGTATTACAGGACAATCAGCTGTTATTAAAACAACAAGAGATTTTTGTAAGAGTTTATTGTCAAAGAATTTGGTTTGGAGAGTAGAAGATATGGAGAAGACTCAAAATGACTTTGGGGATTCTGCAATGGTTTGGAGAGGTGGTTACAATTGTAGACACGTATGGTCAAGAATATTATATAAGAAAGATGCAACAATTGTAAACAAAGCATCAGTTAATAAAGGTAAGGTGGAAGTTGGTGGTTTTCCAAATGATTTAAGACCAGACCCACGAGTATTAGGTTATGATGAACCTTCAACAGTTACATCAAAAACTCTTGCTAATCCATCACCATCAACAGTAAAGAATTTAGGTTTATCAAAAGTATATGATTTTGTTTCTGAAAAGGTGTCTATTGATTATGACGATACTTTATCAACTGAAAAGGGTAAAGAACTTGCAAAGAGATTATTAAAAGAAGGTAAGGATGTTAGTATCATCACAAGAAGACAATCAGACCAATTAGACGAGGTTAGAAAGACTGCCGATGAATTAGGTATCCCACAAGATAAAGTCCACGCAACGGACGGAAAATTGAAATGGGAGACTATTAAGAAATTAGGTATAGAAAGACACATAGACAATAACTCAAAAGAATTGGAAGCTATTGCTAAAAACTTACCAAATGTAACAACTGAAAAGTTTGATTACGATGTAAGTGGTATTGGTGGATATGTTGACCCAGGTATTAAGAAAAAGAAACCAGTAATTGAAAAGAGTTTAACACCTCCAACAATGTTTGAAAGTCATTCAGATTATCCTGAATCTGTTAAGAATAACGCTAAAGCTGTTCTTAAATGGGTTGAGGAAAATGGATGGGGTTCTTGTGGAACTGATGTTGGTAAACAACGTGCTAATCAACTTGCAAAAGGTGAACCTATTTCAGAAGATACAATCCGTAGAATGTACTCATATCTATCAAGACACGAAAAGGATTTGGATAGTTCAAAAGGATATGGTGACGGATGTGGTAAATTGATGTATGATAGTTGGGGTGGAAAGACTGCGTTAAGATGGGCTGAAAGTAAAATCAATACGTTTGAGAAGGAGAAAATGTCCAAACAAAAGTTCCAAACTGACGATGAAAAAAGAATTGTATTAGGACCAGCAATGATTCCTGATTTAAAGATATTTCGTAAAGATGCGTTAGGTAATCCTTATTACGTGTATTTCTCTTCCGATACGATTAAGATGATTGCTGAAAAATATATGAGAAATAAGTATATTGACAACAATGACGAAATGCACAATGGTAAGGCCGTATCTGATGTTTATGTGGTTGAGAGTTGGATTAAAGAATCTGAAAACGATAAATCAACAGACTTTGGATATGGTGACTTACCGGTGGGAACTTGGTTTGTATCTATGAAAGTTAAAAATGATGAGACTTGGAAGAAAGTAAAAGAGGGTGCATTGAATGGATTTAGTGTATCGGGATTCTTTGAAGAGGTAGCTTCATTCTGTAGAGAAGAGATGTTCCTTCAACAAGTAGCACAAATATTAAAGAATGTTAAAGATTAAAAAAGGGTCCCAATTGGGACCCTTATCAGTTGGACAAATAGTTAATAAGAACCAACCAATTTCTTTTCAAAAAACCATTCTTCACCTTCTTCAGTTCTTTTAATATCGGTGATAAAGAAGTTTTCATATGTCTTACCCCATAATCTATTCTTTTCCAAAAAGTTTTGTAGTATAACCATTCTTGGAATTGGGTCGTTTTTTAGTTTTAACATATCATCTATTTCTTGAAACCCTTTAACTAATCCTTGTTTTTCGTAGAAGAAATGTGTTAACTTAATATTGTTACCTGAAATTGTGTACGTGATTTTCATAACTATTTGTTTTTAAGTAAGTAAGCTAATCTACCAATATATCTTCCAAATGAACCTGCGTTGTGTCCATCTAAAAATCTTTGTGTTTCTTGTCTAATAGTTGAAGGTAAATTTAAACCACGATTTATATCTCTAATAATTTCAACACATTCATCTATGTCATTTAAATTATTAGTTTCTGCAAATCCAACAGGACATTCCACATAATATTCCATAAATGGTTGTACTGCTAACATTAGTTTAAAATTAACCTTAATATCCTTTTCTTTTAGAAAATTGTCAACTATTTCAATTGTTATTGGTTTTTGTAAGAATTTAAAATTTTTCATAACTATTTGTTTTTTAAAGGTGTTAAAAATAAACGAACTGCAGTTCTTACAGGTTTAAAGAAGATGTAAGAAACTACGAAAATAAGTGATAATTCTAATACTGACATAACTATTTGTTTTTTGATAGGTCAAAGATACGGCGGGGTTTTGATACTGCCAAATATTTTTTAAAAAAAGTTATACACATAATTTTGGGGGTAATTTGGGAATATATATATAAAATCATATTTAGTATTAGAAGAAATAAACAAAATCAAATAAGAAAATTATGTCCAATTCAAAAACAGCAATTGCTGAGATTAAAAAATTGATGAAACAATTTGGTTTTATGTCTGATGAACAAGTTCTAAAGTCTTTCAAATTGGAAGATAATACTATTTTAGAAACGTCTGATTTAAAGGTAGGTGAGAAAATCACTCGTTTAAATGATGAATTTGAAAGAGTAGCGTTAGAAAGTGGTAAATTCAGTTTAGTTGAAAACTTTGAAATAGAGGTTGAAGACGGTAAAATCACATCTGTGAAAGAGATTTTTGTTGATGCAAAATTAGTTGATGGTACAAAAATTAAAGTTGAAGGAGATTCTTTAGGTGAAGGTGCTAAAGTCGTGGTAGTTACACCTGATGCTGAAATACCAGCACCAGATGGAGTACACGAATTAGAAGACGGAACTAAAGTTGAAACCAAAGACGGAGTTATTGTACACGTTGAAGAAGTAGTAAACGATGTTGAAAAAGGAGAAGTTCCTGAAGCACCAGAAGTTGAAGTTCCTTCAGCAACAGGTGAAGGTGAAATGGCACCTGAAGGTGAACCAAAAGCACCTGTAAACAAAGATGCGATAGAACCACAACAAGAAGTTATGGATTTATTAAAAGAATTTATTGTTAAATGCAGCGATAAATTAAGTCAAATGGAAACTCAAATGAATGCCTTAAATGGTGAATTTGAAGCTTTCAAAAAAGAACCATCTGCAAAGAAAATTGCTAATGGAAAAACTGAAAAGTTTAATAACGTATCAAAAGATGATTTAGATAGTAAAATATCAATGATTATGTCATTAAGAGATACAAACAAATAATTAAAATAAAATAAAAAATTAAAATTATGAAAATTTTATCAAGAGAACAATTCGCTTATGACGTAGCAAGTATCGGTGGATACGTTGACCAAGTTGGTGGTGAATTATTATCAAAAGCACTTATCGGTGCAACAACTCCTAAATACGCTAACGTTAGATTAGGTATTAAAGGTACTCAAGCGTTGAATTTATTAAATTCATCTATTACCTACCATTCAGGAACTTGTGGATGGGACCCAACAGGTTCAACAACTACTTACACACAAAGAAACATTACAACTTGTGCTGAAAAGTATAACGAAGCATTATGTTACAAAGATTTGTATGATACATATCAATCAATGTTAATGGCACCAGGTCAAACTCAAGAGTCTGTACCATTTGAACAACAAATTGCTGAATTAAAAGTTAAACAAATTCAACAAAGAATTGAAACTAAATTATGGCAAGCAACTACAGGTGGTACTGATTGTTTTGATGGTTTCAAAACTTTAATCTCAACTGGTACAACTGGTGTTGCTAACTCAAGTGGTACAACTTTCTCAAGTTCTGCAAACTACGGTACAGCAGGTAACCCTATCACAGAAGTTGACAAGTTAATCAATGCTTTATCTGATGACGCTATGTCTCGTGAAGATTTAGTTGTATTTATGTCATATGCAAACTTCCGTTTATATGTACAAGCGTTAACACGTGCTAACTTCTTCCAAAACTATATTAGTTCAACTGATATTACAGGAATGATGGAAGCAACTCATCCAAACACAAACGTAAAAGTTGTTCCAACAATCGGTTTGAATGGTTCTAATCAAGTAACTATTGGACCACGTGAATATACAGTTGTTGGTTTTGACTTATTGTCTGACCACGAAAAATTAGTAATCTGGTACTCAAAGGATTTTGATGAATTAAGATTACGTGCTAACTACAACTATGGTGCACAAATTGCAACATTCGGTTCAACAGCATACTTCGCTACAAACAACTTAGCGTAATATATTAAAAAAAACTGGTGGGTGAAAGTCCCACCATATTTAAAATAAACTAAAAATTAAATTATATAATATATGTCTTGCTATATATCTTCAGGAGTAGCGTTAGGATGTTCAGACGGAATTGGTGGTATTAAATCTATCTATGTATTGGGTGCAACTGGTGCAACAACACCATCTGTATCAGGTGTAACTGTAACAGGTTCAACTGGTCCAATCACAGGTATTACTGGTGCTGGTACGTGGTTTCAATTTGAATTAAAGAGAAATACATCATCACTTGTACAAAATACTACTAAATCTTTCGAGAATGGTACTATCTACTACGAACAAGTATTAACCGCGGTTATGTACAAATATGACCAAGATAAGAGAAACCAATTATTAGTTTTAGGTCAAAACGATAAGATTCAAATTATCGCACAAGACCAAAACGATGTTTTCTATTATTTAGGACAAGTTAATGGTATGTACTTAAGTGGTGGTAATGCTGGTACAGGTACTGCATTCGGAGACCGTAATGGTTTTGAATTAGTATTTACTGGTCAAGAACACGACCCAGCTAATGTAATAAATGTATCTTCAGCAACAGGTTTATCTTCGTTGTTAGGTGCAGGTGGATTTAGTGATAATTTCTAAAAAAAAGTAGGTCTGTTGTGGACTGAATTTCTATATCTAATCCAATCGAAAAGAGGGGCATTCCGCCCCTTTTTTTATGCCATACCAAATCAGTTTGGTTTTTTTTATATTTAGTTATATAGAGATAAAATATGTTATACATTCAAAAAGGACAACAAAATACATTGGTGATGAATATCAACAATAATTCAACCAGTACCTTTGCAACTTATGATTTGGTGTTCACACACATTATGTCACAGGAAGTAAAGACATATACTATTGATACGAATGATAATACGGAATATGGACAGAATATCCGTTATTGTGAAATTGTTTTAAATCTTCAAGATGCAGGTCAAGACTTGAATTATGAAGGTGAGTATCAATTAAAGATATATGGTAATGGAACGGATTTGGTATTTACCGGTATTGCAATTCTACAAGGTACTGAAGAACAACCATTCTTTACAGAATATATTTCTCCTAATGAAGAGAATGAAAATTACATTTACATACAAGATTAAAACTTATGAGTGAAGAAATAAAAAAATCAGAATTTAAAAAGATAAGTTTCGAAAAGGCATCCATCCCTATTTTTAGTGAAGTGTTGCAAAGAAGCCCGTGGGTTTATTATGGAGAAAACAATCTTTTACCACAATATTTCATAGGACTATATGACAATTGTGCAATACATAAAGCTATTATTACCTCAAAGGTAAATCAAATTATGGGTGATGGTATTGTATCATTAAACAATCCAATGGCCACCATAAACCTTATCAATCCAAAAGAGAACGTTGCAGATGTAATGAGAAAATGTGTTTTGGATTATATGATGTTTGGAGGGTTCTCATTAAATGTTGTTTGGAGTAATGATAAAAAATCAATTGCTGAAATTTACCATATTGACTTTAGTAGAATTAGAAGTGCTAAATTAAATGATGATGACGAAGTTGAAAGTTACTTTTATTCAGCTGACTGGTCACAACTTAAGAAATTCCCACCTGAAGAATATGATGCATTTAATCAAAAGAAGGGTGGTTCACAAATCTATTACTTCAAATCATATCAACCATCTTTAACTTATTATCCAATTCCTGATTGGTCTGCCGGTCAACGTGCAATTGAGATTGATATTGAAGCTAAGAACTTCCATATGAATAACTTACGTAAAGGAATGGTTCCATCACTTTGGATTAACTATAATAATGGTATCCCTGGTGAAGAAGAACAAAGAACTTTGGTTCGTGCTTTGGAATCACAATATGGTGGAACTGACAATGCTGGTCAAGCAATTATCTCGTTCAATGAATCTCAAGAACAATCACCTGTAATTACGCAAATTCCTCGTAATGATAATGACAACTATTATGCCGCTTTAAATGATGATATTACTCGTTCTATATTGTCTGCACACAGAGTTTCAAGTGCAGAGTTATTTGGTATTGCAACAGCTGGTAAATTGGGGGGTGGTCAAGAGATTACTGAACACTCTGAATATTTCCGTAAAATGGTAATTATGCCATTCCAAAATACAATTCTTCCAACATTCAATAAATTGGTTTCATTGAAATTTGGTCAACCAACAACATTTGAAATTAAACCATTATCATTATTCTTAACTGGTGATATTTCAGAAAATCCTGTAGTGGTTGATAAACCGGTTACTTCAGTTGAAGCTGAGGCAGTTTCTGTTAATGAAAACATTAAGAAACTATCTGGTAGAGAATATCAAGGATTATTAAGAATTGTTAGAGAATATAACAAAGAGAAAATAAACAGACAACAAGCAATGCAAATGTTAATGAGTGGATATGGTCTTACTCAAGAAGAATGTGTTGCGTGGTTAGGAGAGGAAGAATAAAATATAACAATTATACTATGGGTGTTTTACTAATATCAGAAACCAAACTTAAAGCGTTTACCAATATCAATAAAAATGTTGATATGGATGTTTTAAAATCAGAGGTTCAAATAGCACAAGATATAGATTTACAAACAATTTTGGGAACAAAATTCTATAACCATTTATTGTCACAAGTATCAGCAACTGGTAATACTTTCAGTTCAGATGAGAAAACTTTGGTAGATGATTATATTCAACCATTCTTAATTCAAACAGCATATTTCAATGCAATGCCAGGAATTATGTATCGTACAATGAATAGAGGTATTGTTGAAGGTACAATGGAGAACGCAGCTTCTGTGGATATAAACACAATGAAGTATCTTCGTTCAATTCAAAAACAACGTGCAGATTTTTATATGACACGTCTTCAAGATTATCTATTGATTGGTAAAGGACAAAACAAATTCCCTGATTACACTTCTCAATCTACAATTGATGGTATGATTCCTGATAGAAGCCAGAAATACAACAATGGTATATTCCTTGCACATACTTCTCGTAAAGGTTATAGTATGAAAGATTTAAATAAACGAGGTGTAACAACTTATTCTGAATTGGAACACGAGAATCCTCCATGTCAAGATTGCTACTAATATGAACACAGAACTAATTTTAATCATATCAAATGTTTTAACTGGTATTGCAGGATTCTTTGTTGGTAAAAGAAGAAGTGATGCTGAGACTGATAATCAAGTACTTAGAAATCTTGAACTATCGGTTAATATC